ATGCTAAAACACCTTAAAAATTTAGGATACTATACACATTATAAAGTCTTAAATGCTAAAGATTTTGGCGTCCCACAAAATAGAGAAAGATTAATTATTGTTGGGTTTAATACAGATGTAGAGTTTAACTTTCCAGCCCCACTAAATATTATTACAAAAGTAGGCGACATTTTAGAGCCAAATTGTGATGATAAATACACTATTTCAGATAAGCTATGGGCAGGGCATAAACTTAGAAAAGAGCGCAATAAATCCCTTGGCAAAGGCTTTGGTTACTCACTATTTAATGCAAACTCACCATATACAAACACTATTTCAGCAAGATATTATAAAGATGGTAGTGAAATTTTAATAGACAATCCAGGCAAAAACCCACGCAAACTAACACCCCGTGAAGCGTGTCGTTTGCAAGGCTTTAGCGATGACTTTAAAATAGTAGTTAGCGACCCGCAAGCCTATAAGCAGTTTGGTAACTCTGTTTGCGTCCCGCTAATCACTCAAGTATCTATACAGATGCTAAACTCCTATTTACAAATCTCACCAAGATGAGAGTAAAAATCCACCATATCAGCAGAGCTTGCCTCACCTTTATTTATCTTTTCTATCGCTTCATTAGGGTTGAAATTCTCCATTCTAGCCCTATGGCTATCCATCACATTATCGCTATTTGCTTGATGAGCAAAATATTTATACCATATAAGCTCTAGCCCTTGAGCGCTAAATAGATTAGCAGCCATAGCTGGGTCTTTTTTGTTTATCTCTTCTAGCTTATGAAGGACTTTGCCACGATCAAATCCAGCCACGCTCTTTTCAGCCATAGCTATCTCATTTGAAAATCTCTCCCTAGCCGCTGCTTCATCTAGTAACCTGCGGTCTTCACTACTTAGCTCAAGCTTTTGAGTATCGCTCTGTTTTAGTCTGTCTTGATCAGGCTCTTTTGCCACCTCTTTTTGTGGCTCGCTCTGCTCTATATTTGGTGATTTCTCATCATCTAAATTTAGCTCATTATCTAGTGGCTCATCATACCAAGCTGTTTGCTGACTCATCGTTTTCTCCTTTTAAATCACTGTTTTGCTCCCCAAATTCGTTTAATACTGGCTCTTTTTTGTTTGCTGTTTTAGTAGCCTCTTTAGCGCTTTTTGGCATTGCTAACCACTGCTCTTTAGAAAATACCTTATACTCTCTTTTGCTTTTTAATTTCACTACAGCATCGCCTATTTCCCCCATATCGATCTGACCTTTGACGCCATCAACGCTACTATATACCATCAAACCATTAGTTGCTTTACTAATGATAAATCCTAAAAGCTCATAACTATCTTTTGTCATGTTAATTTCCTTTTTATTATTACCTACTTTTAACGCACGAACAAAGTCCGTGCTAAAGTAGCAAACACTAAAGCCCCATAAATGGGGTACCCCTATTATCCGCCCCAAAACCTTTTTTAGTAAAATTAGTTAAATCTGTGCTTCGCACAGCACCTTGAAAGGCTTTTCCAGGGGGTTAGGGGTTGTTAAGGGGGAAGGGGTAGCGGCTGCCAAAAAAGCGCTCCCCTTCCCACTTAAAAAAACTATTTAACTTCGCAGACGAACGAAGTCCGTCTTTGCGATGAAGGGCTACGCCCTTTCAAAACCCCTAAAGCCCCACTTCGTGGGGTTCCCCATTTTGCTTTACAGGTTAATAATATAAAAATATATTCTAAAAAATAAACACTAACTCCCACAATCAAATTTACTCTTATCACACTTATCCATGACCGCCTTAGCCTCTTTAGCACTCTTAAATCCTAGCCCCACTTGATGAGCCAATCTTCCAAATTCCCTTACATCACTTTTAACCGCCTTTTCATCTATTACTAAAGTTTTACCCTTTGGCTCTTCTATCCCCATCGCCCTTCGCTCAGCACGACTTAGATTTAACCATTGACTTTTTATCTCTTTTGGGGTAGAATTCTTGGTATTGACACGGCTAAGGCTATCTAAGTTGGCACTAGGTTTAGGGCTTAGGGAGCTTTCGGTAGTTTCTATCTGCTTAGCTGATGCCGTGCTATCTTTAAAAAGTGGATTATTTTCAAGCTTACCATTTACTTTATACATAGTTTTAAAAGACAGTTGCCTCTTTTTTGTTCCTATTGTCTCAACTACGACAAAATGTCCATTTATTTGTTTTGCACTGATTAAGACTTTTTGCCCATCATCACTAACGCCAAAAGTTCTTTTATCAGCGTTATTTACTATATCAGCGTGGTTTTTTATATCATCTAGCGTAATTGGCGGTTCGCCATTTTTGACATTTACACTATTTTCGCCATGGCGTTCTAGTGTATGTTTTATAGCACTTCCATTTAGCGTAATTTTCGCACTTGGCAACCCTACAAATTTGCTTACTTCATCACTAGCATTGTCTATCCATAGCTTACTATCATTTTTAATCACTTCTTCCATCAATTCATCTGTAAGTTCGCTTTTTTCAGCCTTTCTAAATGGCTTGGATTTATCCAAAATATCAAGCTTATCAGCCTTAACTACCACATTTTCTAAGGCTTCATCAGTTCCATTTATCTCTTCATTTGGCATAGCCTTGCTTACTTCCCACACTCCACTCTCAGGCTCACGCTCTAGGGTATATCCATCATTTTCTAATCTACTTTTTAATTCAGGCGTCATATCGCTATCATCGATTAATTTAAATGGCGTTTGATTGCTACTTATCTCTTTTAAAATTTCATCTTGATTTTTTGGAGTTTTAGCCTTATTGCTCTTTGTAGTGCTCTCAAGCCACTCATTACGCCCATCTTCTACGCTCTTTTGCCTATTACTAGCCACCTTGCTATCTAGATATCTCCTAGCCACGCTTATATCATCAGCTATGTAAGCATCAGCAAATACATTAGCTAACTCATCATTAAAGCCGTGATTTTTAAATCTCTTTACCACCGTATCACGATCAAAGCGTGTTTTATACTCCATACTCTTTTGTAGCACCCCTAGCACTCTATACCCAGCCATTCGTGGAGTTACAGGCTTATCATCATTTATAATTCTAGTTAGCTCTTTTTCACTCTGGCTTGGTGCGTAAGTTTTATTTATATATATCTCTATATCACTAGCACTAGCTTTTGGATTATCATTAGCAAATTTAGCCACACTATCATCTATCGCAGTTGATACCTCTTGGCTCTCTTTTATCGCCTTATTTATATTATCATCATACTCTTGCCCTAAAAGCCTAGCTATATTTTCTGCGTTTTCATCAGCGCTAAAAGCCTCTTCTATATCATCACTTATCTTTTGTAGTCTCTTATCTATCTCTTGCGGGGTGCCTTTTTCTAGCTCTTTAGCTGTTTCATCTTTAGCGGTCTCTGCGTTTTGCTCTAGTGTGGATTTTTGACCAAATCTACTAGCTATCTTATTAAGCGCCACTCCCAGCGCCATAAATCCAGCCCCAAGAGCCACCCCAGCCCCAGCCCCTATCATAGCCGCACCAGCTACATTTTGTTCATCTTTGTCTTTATAGCTTCCATACTCGCTTATAGCCCCAGCCATACCACCAATGGCGCCTAGCTGAGCTAAATCAAATGCTACATTTGCCCCCTTTTTAAAAGCGGTGTTAGCTACCTTAAATCCCTTAGCTAGCCCCACAGCGTTGAGTGGGTCAGTTACCATCTCTCCAGCGAAGTTAGCCACATTCCACTTATCTGGATTATTAGCTTCATATGCATCACGACTAGCCTGCAGTATCTTTTGAGCGTCCTTTATATCGTTAGCTTCCTTGCTATCTTCGCCGTATAAAAATGATTTTACCACATATTTAGTTGCGTTTGCAGTTGTAGCCATACCGATATTAAATCTATCCATAGCCGTATAGCCACTATTTTCAGCCTGTTCTACTAGATTTCTAGCGTAAGTTTTTGAGTCTTTAGTATATGAGCCTATCGCATTAGCTAGTAAGTTATTGCTATCTATTTGATACTCTCTTTGAGTGCGTGGGGTAGTCGCTATCTCATCTAACTTTTTAGCTTCATTGATTGATTGTGTTAGCTTCATATCAGCTAAAATTTGAGCCTCTTTATCACTATCTCCCATCAGACCTGCTATAGGCGCAGCTGCCTTACTAGCTAATATATCTATACCACGAGCGATACTCCCCATGGTCTCATATCCATTAGCATCCATCTTATCACCCAGCCTAGTGAAAAAGTCCGCCTTTCCTTGCTTCTGACTAACTAAATTCATTCTATTTAGAGCATCTTTATCCCCACTCCTTATAGCCTCATCTTTATAAGCCTTAGCTATACTTATTATCTCATCTTGACTTTTGCCTTGATTAATTAAATTTTGTAAGCTCTCATCGCCTAAGATACTTCTAACCGTGTAAATCTCTGCCATAAATACTCCTTTAAAGCAGATAATTTACCACTAATTTTTCTAAATTTTAGCCATCAATCAATCTTTATATCCCCTATCTTATCTATATTTACCCCACCTTTACTTGGCATAAAATCCATATTAATCGGCACCCCAAACATATAATGAGCCATTAATCCGCTATTTTTATCCCCATTTTTTATAAAATGCTCTAATAGTCTAGTCTTTGTATAGTTATCTAGCCTTGCTAGATTATGCGCTTCTCTTGCTATGGCTGCCTCTGTATTTATCTTATTTATCTGCGCTTGAGTGGCCTTTTCGTCCAAATTTAGCTTTTTAATAGCCATATCATTATCAAATTTACGCTGAGCTTGATTATTCATATTTTGCTCTATCGCCATAGCCATTTGGCTATCCTTATACGCTCTATCCCAGTTAGCCTTGTCCTCCTCTGCTATAGCCTTAGCCCTATCATCGCTAATCTTGCTTATATTGCTTAGTGCTTGACCAATTGCCGCTAGTCCTAGCCCTGTGCCTACTCCGCCATTTGTGCTAGGCGCTTGAAGAGTCCTTAGCATTCTATCATAGTATCCCATTTTTACTCCTTTTTATTTTTACCTACTTTTAACGCACGAACAAGTCCGTGCTAAAGTAGCAAACACTAAAGCCCCACTTCGTGGGGTTCCCCATTTTAACTTCGCAGACGAACAAAGTCCGCACTAAAGTCCCCACGAGTGGGGTACCCCTATATCAAATCTCCTTAGCATAATCACTAGCCCTAAACCCAGCCGCTAGAGCTTCATCAGCTTTTTTGCGTCTTTTTCTCTCCTCTTCCATTAAGGCTTTATTATAGTTAAAGACATCCCTAGCCATCTTCCCTTGAGATTTAGCCGCCTTATACTGCCCTATCCCACCTAAGATCTGACCCCCAGCATTTAGAAAATCCGTAGCCTTAAAATCCTTAAAGATATTCTTGCCAAAATCAGCCATACCGCCTAAAAAATTTCCCCACATTTTCTCTCCTTTTATTAGATTATTCCAGCGATTAACGCCTCTTTATCCGCATCATTTTGCGCCCCTATGTCATCAGATTGCCTTTGTGCGTCCATAGCCTGTGTAGCCATTGCTAGCTCTTGCTGCGCTTGTAGCTCTTTAAACGCTTCATCTATTAGATATACTGGAGCATTCTCGCCTAATAGCGCCACGCTCATCTCTTTTATCAGTGGCATTATCAAATTTGGATTATTTAGCCCAAGTTGTGCTAGAGTGCCTAGCAGTGTATTTATCTTACTTACTACTACATCGCTGCTTATAGTAGTGCCGAAATTCACATTTATATCAAAGTCTATATCACTACTCATTCTCTCTTCTTTACTACCAATGATAGTTATAATATCCGGATTTTCAGTTATCTTGATTAGATACTCATCATCTAGATTTTTATATAGCAATTTTACATACTTTTTAGCATACTCATGTAGCATAGTAGCGGCTAAGGATTGAAACATACTTTCTACTCTTACCCCACTAGCAGCATTTATAGTTTGCAAGCTTGTATTACTCCTTCTATCACTAGCGCTTGTTACTCCAGTCATTATGCTATTTACTCCACTTGCTATCTCATACTCGCTTTTTATCATCTCTATCTCTGTAGTTACATCATATACTGACCCAGTAGGCAGCAATGGGGCTACTACCTTACTTATATCCCCATCGCCACTTAGATTACATCGTATCACCTTTTTACGGGCTAACAAGTCATTAGCATTTACTATCCCGCCCTCAGAGTTTATAGCAAATTGCGGGTCTATAGCATTTTCTATCAAATCTATCTTTTGATTACGCTTGATATTATACTCTTGTTGTAGCTCCTTTACCCGCTCAGGCAGACACGAGCCATACACCCCTATATAATCATCATTTAATAGGTCATCTCTGCTCACACTTGGCATATTCTCAAAGCAATATCCATAGCAAAATGGCAACTGATTAAACCACGCCTTCCTAACCTCTATATCATTAGCATAGCTAGTGAGATCCCAGCCACCCTTCTCCCAGTTTTTCTCATATATCTCTTTTATCAGTATCCGCCTACCAGCCTTTAGTACCGCATACTCATCATCACTTTTGTAAAATCCGCTTTTAAACTTCGCCTTGACATCATTGCGACTTTTAGCAAATTTATAGCATATATACTCTACATCATTTATATCACTAGCATATGGGTCAAATGCTATAGTATTTATCGGGATAAACTTAGTCTGTATATCCCCATCACCCCAGTAGACACTCACCACCCCAAGTGGCAGATACAACGCCGATAGCACCGCCCTACTAATGCCGATAAAGTGCTTATTCTCTCTCCATTTAGCCTTGACCGCCGCTGTTAGTGCGTCCCTTAATGCTCTATCGTGATCATCATTATAGCCTATTCTTGTTATCTCTATAGGACACCCCGAGCCTAAAAAGCTAGATTTAAATATACTATGGAGTATATCTATACTTGTCTTAGCTAGTGGCACATAGATTCTAGAGCGCTCTACTATATTTGACCTTTGTGGGGCTAAGCGTCTGCGATGAGCATCATCATAAGTAGCATTATATACTCTCTCACAAGCTAAAAATCTATCTTTTTGATTTTCAAGTTTAGAGAATGCATCATCGATTAAAAATAGTCTATTTTTTGTCTTTTTCATAATTTAGCCTTTTATTTTAAAGCTATATTATAAATGTGTGAATTCGTGATTTTAAATGCGTGGATTTATTATTTGATTAGGTTTTGTATCTGTTTTAAATCTTGAGTGAATTTATCTAGCAAGGCTTTATTGCCATAATCTATATAAAGAAGTATGAAATCTACTAGCTCAGGGCTTAGAGTATAGTTATGCTGAGTATTATCCTCTCTATCATACCTTACCAATATCCCCCCTATCCCCCCACCAAAAAACAGCTCGTCAAAGGCCTCATCATCTTTCTTTTTATCAGCTTTGGCTTTTTCGAATTTGGCAAGTACATTTTTAGTTACTCCAGTAGTTCTCCAAGTTCTTGCAGTTTTTCTACTATATCCTAATCTCTCGGCAACATCTTCAAGGCTTGTAACATTAAAAAATTTTTTCATTTCATCAAAGAGATTTTTATTCATTTTACTACCTCTGAATAAAGAAAAATTCAAATATTTTAATAATTATAGCTTTTTTTTCATACTATTTCAACATTATAAAACTACATTAACGATATTTTTAAAAAGTTTTTGTTAATAAAATAAAGTTTTATTATAAAATATTCTTGACAATAATTTAAAAAAACGATAAAATTACTTTATTAAAACTTTAAATCACTTTAAAAAGTCGCCAATCCTTCAAATCTTGCAGGCGGCTTCTTAAAGTGATTTGCTGGTATCACTTAAGTTATTTAACATCGCAATCAAGCAGTTTTTAAATCCAGCTGGCACCATCCTTAAATTTCATTGATTTTCTAGCTTGATTGCCCCGTTTGGAGGTTTTCTTGAGTGCCTTTGTTTCTTTAGATGAGGCCGCCGCATTTCACGGCATCTCAAAGCTAAGCCTCCAAAAGCTTAAAAGCTCAGACAAACGACTTGGCAGAAGTGATAGATTTAGCTGTGATGGATTAGTGCTTTTAGATTTTAGTAATCCTCTTTATGAGAAGACGACATACTACTACTACAAAGCACTAGCCGTCGCAGGTAATGAAAGAGCCTTAGCTAGAGCGGTCGCTCTTAATCTAGGCAAAAGCGAACATACCATCTATTCGCTTTTTCGTAGATTTAAGTTTAAAAATCAATACACGGCAACAAAGCTAATAGTTGCGCTGCAAAACTACATAGATAGCGCTAGTTTATTTGATGTGAAGGATTTATAATGCAAGATAATATCTTTGAACTACTTAAGAGCTACTCCAAAGAGCAGCTAAGAGAGCTTATGTCATCTCGTGGCATAATCTTTAAAGATTTTAAATACCACTGCCCATTTCACGGCGAGGATAAAACCCCAAGTGGGAGTGTAAGCTTTAAAAATGGCTCCGCATTCTTTAACTGCTTTGCCTGTGGCACTGGTGGGGACGCTGGTAAATTCATAGAATTATATGAGAAGCTCTCTCCAGCCAAAGCGGCTAAAGTCGCTCTAAATTTCATAGGATTTGACTTCGATGAGAGCCTAAGCGATGAAGAGCTAGAAGCTAAGCAAGAAGCATTTATAAAGCGACAAAAAGAGCAAGAAGCCGCTAGAGCTAAACTAGAGCAAGAAGCCGAGCAAAAAGCCCAAATGGTGAGAGCCAAACTAAGCAAAGTAGCTCCAAATTTCTTACAACAAGCCAAAAATCTTACCGCCCTAGCTGAGCCTTTTGATATCTTTATAGCCAAGACTGATTATTTTGATTATCTCTTTGATAGATATATAGGCTTTGACCCGCAAAATGATAGCGTAGCGATAATAATATCCAATGAGCAAGGCGAAGTTATAAACATCAAACACAGAACCAAATTCAAATGGGATAGTGAGGCCAGATGCTACTCAAATGAGCTAATGCCAGGTAAATGGATAGGAGCTAGCTCTGCTAGTGCCTATCCATTTCCTATCGGTTTTTACCATGAGTTTGATAGCGATATAGTAGTAATATGTGAGGGCGAAAAGGACGCTATAAATCTATGTAGCTTAGGCGTATGCGCTCTAACTCTCGGTGGAGTAAATAACTCATGGCAAAAACACAAAGAGCTATTAAAAGACAAAATCGTCTATATCTGGTTTGACAATGATAAGGCTGGATATACAAGCGCCATAGCTAGATACAAAGAGATTGAAGCCGTAGCAAAAGCTGTATATATCACGCTATTTTATAAGCTCTGCCCTGCAGCACCAGCCAAATATGATATAAGCGATTATCTAGGAGCCAATCAAGCCAAATTCACAAGCTCTGAAAGAATAATAGATAAGCTCATATATAGCTCATTTAAGCTCACAAATGACCTAATAGATGAGATAAGCGAGCTTTATGAGTGCGACCTAAAAGAGTTTAAAGAGCCATTTAAGAAGGTAACCTTTAGTGATATATGTAAAGAGATAATGCAAACTGACAAAGATGGCAACTATCTAAACATTATTCCCGTTAAGGGCGAACTAGATGATAATCAAATAGATTATTTCATCAAGCTATTTAAAAGCAAAGAGCTAAAAGATATAACCGCCGAAGTTAAATCCGCAATGCTAGAAAATAGGCTATTTATAACCCCACAAGCTGACAAAGACTTAGAGCAGTGGGCTAAGGTAGTTGATAAAATTTGTGATTTTCAAAAGATTTTACGAACCAACTACCACCAAACTCATCTAGCCGATATGTGCGATAGCTTTATAAAAAGTGTGCGCAAACTAGGCTATGATATAGCTGAGTATAAGGGTCAGATATACTTTTGGAATGGCAACTTTTACTCTTTTGTAGATGATAGAGAGATCTATAAATTTCTACTTCATCACTGGATGGGCGCTAGTGGCGTAGATAAAAAGAAGATTACAGATCGCACCGCCACAGAGCTAATAGATAATATCCGTGGCCAAGGGGTGCTAATCGATGCTAAAAGAAAGGAGCCAAATCTAATAAACAAAAGGGTTATAAACCTTAGAAACGGCTCTATAATCATTAGCAAAAGTGGGAAAATAGTCTTTAGCCAGCATCACAACAAAAAGCTATACGCTACAAATATGTTAGATTTTGACTACAACCCAGACGCCATTTGTCCAAAATGGGAAAAATTCTTAAGCCAAGTCATGAATGATGAAGACAGGCTAACTCTAATGGAGTTTATAGGTTACTGCTTTTTACCTAGCCACGATTATGAGTCCTTTTTATTTTTATATGGCAAGAGCGGTAGCAATGGCAAGAGCGTTATACTAGACGTTTTAAGAAACTTTTTTGGCGAGGATAATGTATCAAATCTCCAGCTCCAGCAATTAGAAGGCCACGAGCTCCACGGCCTAGCTAATAAGATGCTAAATATCGGTAGTGAGATTGATAAACTAGGCGTTGATAAAGGGCAGTTTAGCAACCTAAAAGCCCTAGTATCCCCAAGAGATCAGATACAAATCAACCCTAAAAATCAGCAGCCCTACAGCCTAAAGCCTGAAGATAAACCCAAATTTGCCTTTGCTGGTAATGACAAACCAAAGAGCAATATAGATAACGCAGTCTTTCGCCGTATGCTCCTAATCGGCTTTGATAAAGAGATTAAAGATGATGAGAAGATTAGAGGGCTTAGTGAGCGCTTTAGCGATGAGCTTGATGGTATCTTTGCTCTAGCACTTGAGGGACTAAATCGCCTAGTAACTCAAGGCAAATTCACAAAAGGGCAAAAGATGCGTGATGCCCTTGATGAGTATAAAGACGAGGTTAATCCTACTAGAGTCTTTATCCGTGATGCTATAAAGCCCAATAAAGAGAGATTCACGCCAAATAAATATCTATATCTACTATATTGCGAATTTGCTAAAGAGCGTGGCAACAGACCAATGAGCCAGACCAAATTCATTCAAGTTCTAAAAGATGAACTCGCAATGTCAAATATAGATTTTCAAGTTATATCAAGAAGAAGCTCAATTCCTAAAATCGGTCTAGCCTCTGTTGAGCGTGGCTTTGCTGGTATTGAGATAAATATTGATTTTGATATCACTAGCGTTACTATCAATAATATGAATTTAGATATAGAGAATATGTCTGAGCCTTGTAGTCTTTTGTAGTGAGTCTATGACTCACTATTCTTAAGGCTTTTTAAATCCTTAAAAAAGTCTTAATAATAGTATAAGCAAAACTTATCTATTACGATATTTAAATTACTATTGTTACAAATATTTTAAGGTTAATGGCGTTTTTTTGCTAGGATTATCTAATTTTGATAATCCTACCCCCATAAAATCGCAATGTTACACTTGTTACACTTTGTTACACTTTAAGAAAAAAAGTGTAACCGCTTCTAAGCCCTATTATAAGGGCATTTCGTGAGCCATGTTACAGAGTTACACTTTTTTTCTATATAGCTATAGAAATATTTTTTCTCTTACTTAAAATTTTTTCTAGAGCAATTATAGGAAAAAAGTGTAACCTATAGTTTTCTTAAGCCTTTAAATGCTTATTTTACCTATATTTGCTCTATGTTACACTTTTTGAAAATAAGTGTAACAAGCCTAACAAAACTTAAGCCACCAAACAGCCATAAAAAGGCACTTAGCACAATGTTACACTTTTTAATCTTAAAGTGTAACAAGTGTAACAAAGCAAATTCAGCTATAAAAAGGATATTTATGAAACAGATAAATGATGTAGTTACCTTCTATGATGAAGATGGTAATCTAATAGGCGTAAGCCAAAAGAGTAAGCAAGATGAAATTCTAAACACAGATGAAGAGCTTAAAACTCTTAAGAGTGATGAACTTCCCCCAGCCCCTATCATGAACGAAGAGCAAAAGAAGGCCTATGAGCTTTGGATAACTTCAGCTACATTAGAAAACGACTTCACCCCCATAACAGAGCGTAAATTGGCTGAAAGTTTAGCCCAGCACGGCATAAGCGCTAGTAACTCTAGGATCAATCGCTGGAAGCAGAAATTTGGCTGGGCAAAACTGCTAGAACATAAAATTAACCTAGCAATGATAAACAACGAAAGCCTAAACAAAACTATCAAGCACACAGCACTAGGCACAGCCGTAGAAAACACCAAGGTAGATCTAGAGCGAAACACAGCCCTACTAGGCACAGCCTACAGCATAGCTGAAATAGAGCTAAAAGAGCTATATCACAAACGCCAAAACGGCTCACTAAGCAAAGATGAGTTTAAACGCTTTGAAGCTTTGTTTAAAATCATAGCTGATAGAGATGATAGGATGAATGACCGCCTAGCCCATATCGCTACTGAAGCAGTCTCAAGCGTAGAAGTTTTCGAGAGATTAAACCAAATTTCACTAGATATAGAAACCGAATAAAAGGAGAAAAGATGAAAATATCTAAAATTTTAAAATCCCTACTAATCCCAAAAGATATAAGCAACGCTATGGTCTTTACTAATAAACCATATATCTTAGGTGCTGATGGCATAAAATACTCAACCAAATTTTACATAGTTATGCTTGACGCCATATACACTCGCCGTGGTGGCAAACTAATCACAAGAGTAAGCAGATAAAAGGAGAAAAGATGAAAATAGGCTACATAACACAAAAATCATTTACCAAAGATAGTGAGACCATCACATATCTAAGCGGATCAATGCAAATTCTAGGCATAGCAAATATGTTAGAATTTACTATAACTGAATCAAATAGCGATAACCCAAACTCGCCAACATATTATATTAAGCTACCACGCCTTAAATCAAATTTAGCTAATAATATAATAATCGGCTCACTTTGGCTACGAACTAGCCAAAGTGGCAATGAGTATATGAGTGGCTATATAGATAGCCCAATCTTTAGTGGTGGTAGGATAGAGATTATCTGCTTTAAGCCATATACAGATGATAACCCAGCGATTTTATGGAATATAATTTGGGAGCCGCATAAAAAGTCAAAAGAGCCAGACTCACCTACTAGCGATCCAGCACCCAAGGCTACACTAAAGCAAATTCATAGCCAAGCTGATGATGATGTAATACCATTTTAAAAGGGAGCAATATGGCCTTTATAGACGATGAATTAAGACTAATCCACGCTATAGCCTTAAATAAACGGGCTATAGAGTATATAAAAACAAATTCCCCTAAAAGTAATAAAAGAGATAGACGCATAAAAGCACATAAAATTCTAATCAAAAAGTATAACCTAGCATTAAAAGAGTTATCACTATGAATGCTAAAGTTATCACAAATACAAAACTCGCTTTAATTCTATATAGGTTTAAGCTAGGTGAGTTTGAACCCATATGGAAGCAAAAAGCCAAAGTAGTTTGCAAACACACACAAAGGATGAGAATAATGTGGGAGAGAATTTGTGAAAATGAAGCCACCTTGCCTCTATTTGATGAAGATTATAAATTTGATCACCCATTAGAGCTATTTAAACCAGAGTTGCCACAAAGCATAGAGGTAGAGCAGCCAAAAGAGCAAACTAAAAACAGACACAATAGGGGTACCCCGCTTGCGGGGACTTTAGTGTTTGGTTCTTTAGGGGCGACTTGTTGCCCCGCTAAAAGAACATCAAAAAATAAAAGCACGCCTACTATGCAAGAGCTAAAAGAGCTATTTTGGGCAGAAGAGCTACAAGAGAAAAAATATAGGAGAAAACAATGAATAAGATAAACCACCCACCACACTACGGCGGAGATAGCCCATATGAGACCATAAAAGTTTTAGGCGCATGGCTAAGTATTGAAGAGTTTAAAGGCTTTTGTAAAGGCAATGCTATCAAATACCTTAGCCGTGCCGGTAAAAAGGGTGATGAGCTAGAAGACCTACAAAAGGCCGGGTGGTATTGCAATAAGCTCATAGAGCTACACAAATTTAGATCTCTAAAAGGCTTATAAATGAAAGAAAAATATATAACAATCAAAGAAGCGATAAAACTCCTAAATGTCAGCCGCTCAACCCTGTGGCACTGGGATAAGACCAACTATCTCAAGGCCTATCATATAGGCAAATCAGTCGTCTATAAAACTGCGGACATAGATAGCCTAGCCACTAAAGCTAAACCAAAAACCCTAAACGCATATAAGTAGATTAATCTACTTATATGAGATAGACTAAAATAAGCTAATTTTATGTAAATTTGTCAAGTTTAAAGTGTTGTGCTAAAATACAAAAATGTTAAGACTGATTTTTAGCACAATACGAAATATTGGATTAGGTATTTTTGTCAATGGTGCTTTTGCTTTACAGTTTGCCAGTGGCGAAGCGAAAGCTTATTGGGCGATAGCTGAGGGTATAGCGGTTATGCTTTTAGCTGGTTACGCTGAATTAAAAGCAAAAGGAGAAAACGATGAATGAGCTTTTAATTTTTGGAGCGGTTATGGTTGTTATCTCAGCCGTAGCGGCGATTTACGCACACAACAAATTTAAATCAAAGTTACAACACTAATCATAAAATACTTACCCGCTTTTAAATAAAATTTAAAGGCGGTTTATATAACTTACAACACACCAATTTAAATGATAAAACACCAATTAAATAGGCTTTTATCCTGCCCATTTTATAGAAAATTTTAAGCTATATTAAAATAAAAAGGCTTAAAATATGAATCAAGAGATACTTAACTATCTTAAATTTGCTAAGGATATTAGCCCTGAAATCTTTGAAAATCCTACGCCCAAATTTCATCTAGAGATATTAGAGTTTATTCTTAGCAATGGCAATAAAAAGGCGTGTGCGATCTTTCGTGGTGCTGGTAAATCCACTCTACTTAATAAAATTTTTGTAGTATGTCAGCTATTTTTTCACTATGAGCCTTTTACCATGCTAGTATCAGCTGATAAAGAGAAGGCTTGTAACTTCTTAAGAGATATAAAAGATATGATAATTAGCGCTAATCGCAAAGGCTATGCTATAAGCAAGGGCGAGATTTGGGCAAGTGATAGATGCGAGATAATCATAAACGCAGGACTAAAAGACGCAGATGGCAATAGCTTAGAGAGAGCTTGCTTCATCTGTGCTATGGGCGCAGGACAAGACCCTAGGGGATATATCTATCATCACAGAAGACCTAGCCTTATAATAGCTGATGACCTAGAGAGCAAGCTAGGTCAATACGCCATAGCAAATATCAAAAATAGACAAAAGATAAAGGAGTGGTTCTTTGCTGATTTAGCCCCTACTTTACACCCTACAAAAGGCAAACTTGTAATCATAGGCACAATAATCCACGAAGATAGCCTATTAAATACCATCTTAATGGATAAAGAAGAGAACTCTAGGGGGTGGCAAACTAAGCGAATACCAATTATAGAAAATAATAGATCAACTTGGCCATCTCGTTTCCCTATAGAGCTTATAGAGGCTAAAAAGGCTGAATTAGCCCAGCTAGGCTTAGAAAATGAGTTTTATCAAGAGTATATGTGTAGAGCCATCAGCCCAGAAAAGCAGCTATTTAAGCGTGAGTATCTACGCTATTTTAAGCGTGTTAATTATGATCTTAGCGTTGCTCCGGTATATTACAGCGATAGCGATAGCATTAAAACCATAGAGATCACAGCCTACCCAGCCAAGAGCCTAACACTAGAAAACGGCTCAGAGCTAGAGCTAAATAGATGCACCATCTACACCACCATGGATCTAGCCACCTACGATGGACACGATAAAACGGCTATTGTTACATTTGCGGTAAATGAGTATAATATCTATATTATCGATATTGAGTGTGGGCATTGGACGCCATTTGAAAAGGGATTAAAAGCTTTAGAAGTTTATTTGAAATTTCGCCCTGTTAGATTTGGTATTGAAAGAGCAGGAGCGCAAAATGACTTTTTCTACACTATTGATCAAGTCCAAAAACGATCAGGCATAACAATCCCAGTAGAAAAGCTAAAACACCATAGCAACGCCAAAAATGTGCGTATATCACAGCTACATCCAGATTTTGCTAGTGGTAGAGTGATTATAAACGCAAGTTTGCAAAACGCTGGCGAGCTAGAAGCCCAACTCCTAAGTTTTGACCCACAAACTGATAGCAAATATGATGATATCATAGACGCAGTAGCTTATATCAAAGAATTTACCCGTGGCAGATACTTTGCTAAAGATGATGAGAGTGAAGCTGATAATATATGGGATTATGACAGTTCAGATACTTCGTGGGTTTAAATTGGCTTTTTCACGCCATGGAAACTCAATTTAAAAGCTATTTTTGGTAAAATAATGATAAAATAAAGCTTTAATTTTTAAAAAGGATGTTTATGAATAAAACATTTTTTAAGCTTATTTGTGATAATATTTCTGCATTCAACTTAATAGCTACGGCTATTAACCGAGCCTCTTAAGGGAGGCTTGGACTTTATGCGAACAAATGCTTATATAGATGGATTTAATCTTTATCACTCTATTTTACCTTTTAACGAACCACGCTTAAAATGGTTAAATTTACGCTCACTTTGTGAGAAATTCTTGCGAAATAGTGATGAATTACATGAAGTTTATTTCTTTTCAGCATATCTTACACATAATCAAGATAAATTTTCACGCCATTTAAACTATACAAAAGCCTTACAAAGCGTGAGTGTTACACCGATTATGGGCAAATTTAAAAAGAAATTCCCGCATTGTAAAAACTGCAACACCGACTACCAAACCTATGAAGAGAAGCAAAGCGATATAAATATCGCCATTACACTTTTAAGGGATGCTTTTTTAGACAAATTTGATAAGGCTTTTTTAATTACCGCCGATACGGATTTGGTTTCAACGATAAAGATGATAAAAGAGCTTTTCCCAAAAAAGCGAATTATTTTGCTTGTTCCACCAAAGCGTAGAAAATATGCAAATGAGCTAATACAAACAGCCAATGCTAATTTTGAGATAAAAAAGACAGATTTATTAAACTCACTTTTGCCAGATACTATCTATTTAAAAAATGAAGTGATAAAAATACCAAATGAGTATTTAAAAGCCTTTAAATAGACTTTTCATACTTTTTAATGATAGCTAAAAGCTCATCTAGGGTTTTGCCTTTTTCATAATAAAATAAAAATGGCTCAACCCAATACGGCGTCTCATCTTTTTGCTTCCAATTCATAAGCGTTTGATATGGCATTCCTACAGTTTCAACAAATTCCTTTTTACTTAATTTTAAGACATTAAGTCTATTTTCAAACTCTATATTAGTCATAAAAATACCTTTTTAATTAAAATAATAGAAATTATACAAAAAAATAACTAAAATAATTATAAAACTATTGACAAAATAATTAAAATAAGATATAATTACAGCATAAATTAACTAAAATAGTTAATTTTAAATCTAAAGAAAGGAGTTAGCGAAATGGCAAAGTTAGATTTGTTGCAAATTATACTGCAAACCAACTCAGTTTAAAATACTCGGTTTGAAAGCTGACTTATGCCATTTCGTTAAGTCTATTTTAACATAAGGAGCTTAAAAATGAATGAAATTTTAGAAGTAGTAGAAGTTTTGTTGCTCGCATACATTGCGATTAACATTCACAAATTAAATCTAAAGGATAAAAGATGACACCAAACTAAGAAAATTTTAAAGAATTTTTAGAATTTCTAGAAAATTATAAAAGCCCAAATGGTGATTATATGCTACTTAGCTTAGCCTATGATCTATTTTGCTTTTTAAAAGTAGCAAAACAACCTTAAATGGTTGTTTTGTGGCGAAAATTTGGAATGCGACCCATTCGCCCTTGACCTACCTAAAGCCCCACAACTACTCAACCACCACAACCACAACCACGCAAATTTAACCCCATCACTCAACCAACCCCACCTTAACCGCTTAATCCCACTACAAATTCTAACTCATTAACCCACCACCACGAATAATCATCAAAACCCACCACGCAAAGTCCCACCACAACCCCACCACACTCCACCGCACAACCACTTCGCATAGCCAGCCCCACACTCATAAATTTAACCCCATCACACATACCCACCACAGCCAACCCCACAGCTATCACAACCAGCCCACGCCATCGCCCCACCACCTTAACCGCTTAATCCCACTACAAATTCTAACTCATTAACCCACCACCACGAATAATCATCAAAACCCACCACGCAAAGTCCCACCACAACCCCACCACCTTAACCGCTTAATCCCACTACAAATTCTAACTCATTAACCCACCACCACGAATAATCATCAAAACCCACCACGCAAAGTCCCACCACAACACTAATAGAACCCACAACCACCACGCAACCACCACGCCACTTCGCCCACTTCCCACGGATACCACGCCGTTTAAATCACTGTGCTAACTCAAATTTAGCTTAGACACCCCTAATCAAGCAAAGCAAACCTTTAAAATTTCACAAATTTACAAAATAGCGTAATATTACACGCGCGCAATCTCAATGGGGGACACGCCCCCTGTATGATAAGGTCATTTATGCACTTATTTTGCCTAGTATCCGCTAATTTCATCGCCCCATCGCCTAGCAAAGCTTAAGCAAAATCAAGGGGTTACAAAATACGAACGAGATATAATTAAGCTATATATAAGAATTATTTAGAATTAAAATTAAGTTTTATTTTATATTTATATGATTTTTTTATAACAAATTAATATTAACCCATTATTACAATTATAAAAAAGGATTATTAAATGCCTATTTTATGGATAAATCGCCATTTAAATTTATTTTAGTATTGAAAATTATGGTTTTCATAACTTTAAGATTTCATCAATCCAGCCCAAATTCCGCCACGAAATAATCCAACAAAAATCCATCCAGTCCAAAGAAATAATCCAACAAACCTTAACCACTCACCCCACACACCTTACCACCAAATACCCTCCCCCACACTCACACTCAAAATCCCCATTCCTACACCAAAAATACCCCCCCCCACAAAATACCCCACCTTTTTCACCACTCG